GCTGCAAGAGGTTATTGAAAAATATCCACTTGTGGAGAAAATGATTGTTCCAGCAAACAAAATGGGAGAAAAGAAAAACAAAGCAAGAACAGCAGGAAATATATTACATAAGTATTATACAGATCTTGTTTCTGTTGTTGCGGGAAAAGCATAAAGGAGGGATAAAAAGATGGCGAGTGAAATAACTCATGGAGTTCAGTCTGTAAAGCAGGCAACTAGCGTTTCAACACCAAATGTAGCTTCGAGTGGTATAATTTTTGCAGTTGGAACAGCACCTGTGCAGATGGTAGAGGACGGAAAAATAAATGACGTCGTAATGGCAAATAATTACGCAGAAGCAGTACAGAAACTAGGGTACTCTGATGATTGGAAGAAGTATAGTCTTTGTGAAGTGATTTACACGGCGTTTAAACTTTACTCAACAGCACCAATTTTTCTTGTAAATGTATTGGACCCAAAACAGCAGAAAATACAAAAAACTCTAAAAGCAGAGACTGTGGAAAATCAGATAAAACTTTCATTAGAAGCCATTGCGGAAAGTGTACAAGTAAGCGGGATGGAAGCAGGGAAAGACTTTGTGACATTTTATGATGATAATAACTGCGTTGTGGAATTTCTTTCTGATACAACAGGGGAAGTTAATCTGACATATAACGAGGTAGACCTAGAACAGATTAATAAAGATGATATTATTGGCGGTTACAATGTGACAACACACAAGTCAACAGGACTTGAGCTAATTGACAGCGTATTTCCAAGATTTACAGAAATACCAGATTTAATAATATGTCCGAATTGGTCGCATGACAGTGAAGTTGCAGCGGTAATGTCTGCAAAGGCAGAAAATATCAATGGACTATTTGAAGCAGATGTGATTTTGGATATGGATACAACAGAAATGGGAGTAACGTACTACTCGGATGCCATTGCCTGGAAGAAAAACAGCAACTTTTCAAAACCAAACGAACTGATATGTTTCCCGAAATTAGCATTGGGTGAAAGGGTTTTTAATTATTCTACACAGCTTGCGGGCCTAATTGCAAAAGTAGACAATATGGAGGAGTATGGTGGCGGAACACCATGCGAAAGTGCGTCGAATAAATCTTTGCAAGCAGATAGAATGGTATTGGATGACGGGACGGAAGTTGCACTTGACGTACAACAAGCGAATTATCTGAATGACAACGGCATCATTACAGCATTAAATTTCTACAATGGTTTTGTGAGCTGGGGGGATTGGTCTGCCTGTTTTCCAGGAGATACAGACCCTGTTAATTATTTTTATTGTATTTCTCGTATGTTTAAGTGGGTTGCAAAGACTGTTACCCTATCATATTGGAATTACATTGACCGCAAGTTGAACCGCAGGATAATTGAAACTATCTTGCAAGGAGTAAATAACTGGCTGAATAGTCTGATGGCAGAAGAAAGGATATTAGGCGGCCGCGTAGAACTTCAAGATGAAGAAAATAGTGAGACAGCTTTAATGTCTGGAAAGGCAAAATTCCATATTTATATTACGCCGCCATCACCACTGAAACAATTAGAATTTGTGTTGGAATATGATGCGTCATACCTTCAAGGATTATTAACAGCATAGGAGGGATAAAATGGGAAGAATTGATGAAGGCGTAATAAATTTCGCGATTTTTGAGGACGGTATAGAATATTTGGGAATGGCAGAGGTAACACTTCCAGAACTTACGAGTCTAACACAGGAGATTAAAGGAGCGGGTATCAGTGGAAATATTGAAACAGTTATAATTGGTCATTTGGCTGCAATGACAATGACTCTCAATTTCCGTACAGTAACAGATGCCGCGATTCGTTTAGCTGAACCACGCATACATAAGATTGATTTGCGAAGCGCACAGCAGGCTCAAAATACAAGGACTAGCGAGCTGGAAATAAACGATATGAAATATATTGTTCATTTAAGACCTAAAAAGTTTTCTCCAGGAAAACTAGCGCCAGCATCTCCAGCAGATGCCAGCGGCGAATTTGCTGTATCCTATTATTCTTTGTGGAAAAATGGACAAAAGCAAATTGAAGTAGATCCAATTAACTTTATCTATATCATGAATGGTAAGGATTATTTAGAAGAAGTAAGACGCGCATTGGGAAAATAAGAAATGGAGGATATAAAATTGGAAATCGATAAAAAAGAATTAGATGCAGCAAAACAGATGGCAGATCAGAATGAGAATGTTTATGAGTATGTGCATAAACTTAATAAACCGTTCGAGTATGAAGGACGAACATATGAAAGTATGCATTTTGATTGGGGAAAGTTGACAGGAAATGATGGATTGGCAATTGAAAATGAAATGCAGGCAATGGGAACTCCCGTAGTAATTCCGTCTCTTTCTGGAGCATATCTTATTAGGATGGCAGCAAGGGCGAGTGTAGAAAACATTGCTGTAAATGTTCTGACTGCATTACCAATTAGGGATTATAACAAGATACGGAGTGAAGCAAGGTCTTTTTTGCTGAAAACGGAATTGTAGTAGGAGACGGTGGAGAATGGCTGCGTTATCAGTGTCTCGTAATGGCAAGGAATAACAATACTGATGTGGGATTCTGGCTTTCTCTTCCATTAGTAGAGTTCATTCGGTGGATAGGAGCTAATAACAGAATAGCTGCGGAACGTAAAAAGGAGTAGGATGCAAAATGGCAAACAAAAGAAAAGAATTTGAAATGGCGTTTAAGTTAAGTGCTCAATTAAATAGCTCATATAAGGGAACTTTTAAGGAAGCGCAGTCTGCGGTTGCCTCCATACAAAAAGAGATAGGGATACTGAACAAGACACAATCTGATATATCGGCATACCAAAAACAGCAGGCAGCCGTTGAGGCTACAGAGAAGAAACTGGCGGCATTACAACAGCAATATGACAATATACAAAAAGAAATTAAGGAAACAAAAGGAGTTTCTTCAGATCTAGAAAATAAACTGATATCAAAACAACAGCAGATAGACAAAACCACGTCATCATTGGGAAAGCAAGAAGAAAAACTGCGCCAGATGGGAACTGCATTACAGCAGACAGGAATTGATACAGGAAATCTTACAAGTGAAAGTCAGCGTTTGGAAGCTGAAATGCAGGAGCTAAAGAGCAGGCAGGAAGCAGCGGCAGATAGCGCGCAGGAATTTGGTTCAAAAAGTGAGGAAGCCATCAATACTATATCTTCTGCAATAGCGGCAGCAGGGATAGCGAAGGCTTTGAAAGAAATAGCAGATGCGTATGTAGAATGTATCAGTGTTGCTGGGGAATTTGAAGAAACAATGTCAACGGTGGAAGCCCTTTCTGGAGCGAACGCGCGCGAAATGGAAAGTCTGTCAGGACTGGCTAAACAGATGGGCGCAGAAACAAAATATACAGCACAAGAATCCGCAGAGGCAATGACATATATGGCTATGGCAGGATGGCAGACGTCGGACATGCTGCAAGGGCTGGACGGAGTGATTCAGCTTGCGGCAGCATCAGGGGAAGACCTTGCAATGACGTCGGATATTGTCACAGATAATCTTACTGCATTTGGTATGTCCGCAGCAGAAACAGCACGTTTCGCAGATGTACTCGCAGCTACAGCTACAAACAGTAATACGAGTGTATCCGTTATGGGAGAGACGTTTAAGCAGTCTGCGAGTATAGCTGGGGCATTGGGTTATAGTATAGAAGATGTTTCCGTTGCAGTTGGGCTTATGGCAAATAGCGGAATTAAAGGAAGCATAGCAGGAACAGCATTAAAAAATACGTTTAACGGGCTTTTGGACGGTGTAACATTAACAGGTGTAAAGTTGGGCGAATATGAATTTACTGCTTTAAAAGCAGATGGAACTATGAAGACATTTTCCGAAACAATAAACGAGTTGCGAGGATGCTTTGAACAGCTTACACCTGCAGAAAAAACCAGTAATGCTATGGCACTTGCTGGACAGAGGGGATACAACGGGCTTCTAGCAATTATTAATGCAACTGATAAAGACTATAATTCTTTAACGGAATCAATTAATAATTGCAGCGGAGCTGCATCAAGAATGGCTAGTATTAAACTGGACAATATGAATGGTCAATTAAAATTGGCACAATCTGCGTGGGAAGGCGTAACAATTGCTGTAGGAGAGCAGTTTACACCGGAAATGACAAAAGTATATAAAATTGCGGCAGATGTTTTTTCAAAATTGAAAGAATTTATTGAAAAACACCCAGCACTTATAAAAGCAGGTACAGCATTTGTAGCAGTGATTGGATCTGCAGTTGGAGGACTGACAGCATTTGCAGCAATAACAAAAGTGATTAAACTGTTAAATATTGCTTCCCTTTTTACTGGACCAGTGGGGATTATATTGGCAGCAGTTGCGGGAGTTGCGGCTTTGACTGCTGCCATTGTTGGAATGGTAGAATCTGTAAATGAGGGTGTTCCAACTGTAAAAGAACTGACAGAAGCAGCAAGGGATATGGACGAGTCTATGTCACAGGCTGCTGAAAATTATAATGCAGCTTCTATAAATATGACTGCCACTGCATCTGTGGCGGAAACCTATATTGCAAGACTAGAAGAGATCGAAGCGGCAACTGATGGTAATGTTGCAGAGAATCAAGAATATCATAATATATTAGAATTATTAATACGAAAGGTTCCAGAACTGTCAAATAGTATCGATTTACAGACAAACTCTATAGAAGGCGGAACGGAAGCTCTACGGAGGCAGACGGAAGCATGGAAGCAGAATGCAGAAAAACAGGCACAGCAAGAATACCTTAATAGTCTGTATGATGAATATAGTGCGGTTATGACCGAAGCTGCAGAAAATAGTATAAAACTGACACAGGCACAGACACAAGAGCGTGTGGCGGTAGAAAATTATAATAAAGCTGTGGCACGAATGGAAGAAATATGGGGAGAGGCAGAAGCTGCAGCACAGAAATATTCCGAAGAAACGGGGCAGGCAACAAATACTACTTATTACCTTACAGAAGAATATCAAGACCTAAGTAATTCCTTAAAAACTTATGAAGATGAAATGAAAAAGGCAAGGAAAGAACAGGAAAATTTGAAGAAAGCTGTTGATGCAGATAATGAGGCTGTGGCAGCAGCAGAAGAGGTAATTACATCAGCAGAGTCGGCGATTGAATCACTAACAAAGACGGAACGAGAGCAGGCAGAAGCTGCAGCACAGATAGCGGAACAGGAATCAGAGATTGCCCTGGCAGTCGGTTCGGTGTCACAGGAGGCTGAAAGTCTGACAGGAGTATACCAGAAGCTGTACGATTCTGCATATACCAGTGTTTCAGGACAGTATAGTTTATGGGACGAGGCAGCGAAGGTAACACAAAAGAGTGTTGCAGACATAAATAGTGCTATGGAATCGCAGGTGTCGTATTGGCAGGATTACAATGCGAATTTACAATTATTGTCAGGGCGCTCTGAAGAAATTGCTGGATTAAGTGGAGTTATTGCCAGTTTTGCAGATGGGTCCCAAGAAAGCGTAAATGCAATTGCAGGTATGGCAAACGCAAGTGATGAAGAGTTGCAGGAAATGGTAAAAAATTGGAAAGAGCTGCAAGAACAGCAGAATGATGCTGCTGCGAACATTGCAGATGTTTCAATGGAATTTACACAACAGATGGATGCGTTAGGACAAGAATTGGCGGAAGATATAGAAGCAATGAACTTGGAGACTGAAGCTGCAGAGGCGGGAAAAGCAACAATTCAGGGCTTTATTGATGGAGCGGGGGCAATGACGTCGCAGGTAGAGAATGCTTATGCAAGTATTGCGTCACAGGCATTGGCGGCATTGAATACTGCAGGAAGTTCTGGAAGTATACGAAGTAGAAAAGAAAGAGGTTATGCGTCGGGTACAACATCTGCGGAGCCAGGTTTTGCTATGGTCGGGGAAAATGGACCAGAGTTAATATTTATGAATGGTGGGGAAAAGGTATTAAACGCTGCTGAAACCGCCAATATAAAACAGGAACTATCTAGCAGGGACATGAATATTCAGGCGGTACAGCCACAACTTCAGGCGGCGTATGCGCAATCGCAGAACATTGTGAATGCGCAGAACAGCCAGCATGGCGGGTACACAATTACGGTTCACAATAGTAACACAGTTCATGTTGATGGCGGAAAAACAGAAGATTTAGAAGCACAGTTGGAGAGGATAATAAATATAGGTTTGGCACAGAGAATTGAGGACGTGTTAAATCGGATAGCGGATAATGAAAGGCGGTCTGCATATGTATAAAACTTACACAACAATATCAGGTGATACATGGGATAAAATAGCACATGAGCAGATGGGGAGTGTTTTTTATACAGATCAATTAATAAGGGCTAACGTTAAATACGCAGCAGTTTTTGTGTTTTCTGCGGGAATAACTCTTACAATTCCAGAGGTAGAGCAAAAAATAAACATGGAACTTCCGCCGTGGAAAAGGAAAAGATTGTTATGATCAAAGAACAGCTTGCTAGACGAGTGGAACTACAACTTGCATTCGTAAATGTAGAAAACCCAACCGAAGATATGAATTTGCATTTAACAAGTGCAACATATACAGATGAGGAAGGTGATGGTACAGATGATTTTCAACTTGAATATGAGGACAGGGAAAATAAATTATTAGAATACTTGATCACTTCTGAAAAAGAGGATAAAGGGGAAGATGTAATCAATTATGTTGTGAAACGGGGAGATACGCTTTGGGCAATTGCATCACGATATCTTGGAAGTGGGACAAAGTATCCGCAAATTGCACAGGAAAATAATATTTCCAATCCACATCTTATTTACCCAGGACAGGTGTTTAAGATAACGACAAAGGAACCTATAGAAATTACAACACCTAATAATGTGAAACAGACAATAGCAGATCCAAAACTTGTCACTGCAGTACTGAAACAAAAAAATTGGAATGATACAGGAAAAGATGCGACTCTTAATATTGGCACATTTGAAATTGATAGTATAAATATGTCAGGACCACCATCAAAAATGACAGTAAAAGGAACATCTATTCCATATACATCAACTTTACGTATGGAAAAGAAATCTAGAGCATGGGAAAATTATACGTTAAAAGGTATTGCAGAAGAAATAGTCAAGAAAAATGGCTTAAAATTAATGTATGAGGCTTCCGAGAATCCGAAATACAAGCGTAAGGAACAGGTGCAGACGTCTGATATAAGATTTTTGCAAACTTTGTGCCATGCTGCAGGAATGGCATTAAAAGCAACGGAAATGACTATTGTAATATACAGTATGGCAGATTATGATGAAAAACCTGTTGTAAGAATATTTCAGAGAGGAGACAATGATATAATATCGTACAAAATGGAAACCAGCCTTAACGATACAGCATATACGAGTTGTCACGTGTCTTATACAGATCCAGACAGTAAAAAGACAATAGAGTATACCTACACGCCTAATGGTAAGGCAGGGACAGGACAAACGCTGCAAGTCAATGAAAAAGTTAGGAATAAAACAGAAGCGCGTGAATTGGCAAAGAAGCGTCTGCGAGAGAAAAATACGCAGGAATATAAGGCTAATTTAAAAATAGTCGGAGATGTGGCAATGGTTGCAGGGATTACGGTTAAGCTACAGGGATTCCAGCAGTTTGATAGAAAATATAAAGTGATACGTGCTGTACATAGCATATTTGGAGGATATACCGTTGATTTGACATTACAACAGGTATTGGAGGGGTACTGATGGCAGACATAACGGAATTAAAGAATATTGTGCGCAAAGGAATTGTCCAGAGCATTGATGTTGATAGAATGAAAGCACGCGTAAAGTTCGGTGATAAAGGCGGTATAATATCCAGTAGTTTGTATGTACTGATAACTCCACGTATTATTGTCCCATCTAGTGAAGAGAAGGATGGGGATAAAGTAAGCATGATTCATGAGCACGAACATGCGGCATACTTAACCCAATGGATACCACAAGTCGGGGATATGGTACTTTGTCTCATGATTCCAGATGGCGACGGGGAAGGTTATATATTGGGGAGTATAAAATAATGGCTAGGATAGGTTCATTTGGAAATCTTGTATTTAATGTATCTGATAAAACTATAAAAACATTTGATAACATGAAGTGGGATTTTTCGGCAAAATATGCTACACATGATAGACATATTATGGCGGATTTGCTGGAATATCAAGGACCAGAAATAGAAACCATCTCTTTTGAAATTGAATTTTCTATTTTCTTGGGAGTGAACCCAATAAAGGAAATAAAAAAACTAAGGGAAATGGTACGCAATGGGCATATAGGGCGGCTTGTGATTGGCGGGACAATATATGGGAACTACAAATGGGTTATTCAGAAAGGAACAATTAGTTTACAATATTTTGATGGGAAAGGGAAACTATTGTCTGCGAAAGCTGACATAACATTAAAAGAATATTCTAGGAGATAGAGCATTATGAGAATAATTAGGGGTGATGAAAATATATTAAACAATATAAATCTTGCGCCTGTTAATGCTTACCAAGAAGTTGTACAGAATATTGCAATTATTTTATCAATGGTACAGAAATCAGCCCCCATGTTGCGGAGTATGGGGATTCCGAGCGAATTATATGGTCGCCCGTTGCCTGTCGTTGAAAATATACTTGTAGGATATATATACGATCAAATTGAGGAATTTGAACCAAGGGCAATTTTAGGAGAACTGACATTTGAAAGAGATGATTTAACTGGAAAACTGATACCAATTATAGAATTGGAAGGGGTAAGGGATAGTGACATTTGAAAGGGAATATCCAGACATGCAATTTCTGGAAACAGACACAGAAACAATAGAAAGCAACATGATTGCATTGTATGAAAATATGATGAAAGAATATGGACGAGATGATTATAAAATGCGACCAGCTTCACCGGAGCGAGTTTTTATTGCATGGTGTGCAGCAATTGTAGTGCAGCAGCGTGTCTTAATTAATGAAACAGCAAAAAAGAATGTTCCAAGATATGCAAAAGGGGAATATTTAGACAGTCTAGCTGAATTGTATAAGGATATAGAAAGGCTTCCCGCAACTCCTGCAGTAGCAAAATTTAGATGTTATATATCGGAACCACAAAAACAGAGTATTATAATCCCTAAAGGAACCAGAATTTCTTTTAATATAGAAACAATCTTTGAAACTACAGAGGAATTGGAAATTTCTGCCGGACAAACATATGGAGATGTAAATGGACAATGCCAAGTACCAGGTGTTAATGGAAATGATTTATTACCAGGACAAGTTTGTGAGATCGTAGATATCTATGATTGTTTTCTAAAAATGGAAAATATAACAAAAACCAGTGGCGGAGCTGAAATAGAAAATGATGTTAAATATTATGAGCGTATGCGTGAGAGCATGGAAAGCTTTTCGACAGCAGGTTCTATAAACAGTTATGTTTATCATACAAAATCCGTTTCTTCTGCCATTACAGATGTAGTGGTTACAAGTCCAGAGCCTGGAGTGGTGGATGTAAGAGTTTTATTACAGGAAAGTAAGCAGCCTACTAATGCTATTTTAACGGAAGTAGAAGCGGCATTGAACGCAGAAGATGTTCGCCCATTGACGGATCATGTAAAAGTGCAGGCACCAGAGGAAGATGAATTTGAAATTGATGTGACATTTTATATTGAATGGAATAGCCAGGCAAGTTCCAATATTATAGAACGAAATGCAAGAGCAGCGATTGAAGAATATATAAGTTGGCAAACAGGAAAAATGGGACGAGACATAAATCCGTCATATCTTGTACAGTTACTTATGCAAACAGGGGTGAAGCGGGTAGATGTACGTAAGCCAGAGTTTAGAATGGTGAAGGAAACCCATGTTGCAAGAATTATTCGGGATACAATGCAAGTGTTAAATGGAGGGGTTGAGGTTGGATAATATAAAGAGAATAAAAAGTTCTGGTAAGGATATATATAGTGTAAACTTTGCAGATTATCTTCCAGAACCATTAAAACAAGACTCCAAAATGAAAGCACTGGCGGCAGCAGTAACAAATCAAATGCTAGATGTGAGCGCAGAAATTGATAATGTATTGATATATTCCAGAATTAATGAATTACCAGAAGAATTAGTTGATATACTTGCATTTGATATGCATGTAGATTGGTATGATTATTCATATTCACTTGAGGCAAAAAGGGATATTTTGAAAGATAGTGTAAAGGTTCATAAGAAGTTGGGGACAAAGTATGCTATTGAAAAGGCATTAGGTGCAATATATCCGAATACAAAAATTGAGGAGTGGTTTAGTTATGGTGGAAAACCATTTTATTTTAGAATACGGTTAGATGGAGATTACAATTCTGCAATAAGTATTGCAGATATCCTTCAAAAAATGTTGATATATAAAAGAGCAAGTGCACATCTTGAAACTATTTGTATAGTGTATTGTATTAAAATTGTAATGGATTATAAGAATGCAGTGCGAGCAAGAATTAAGTTTTGGCCACGACAAAATTTAGAATATTTATCTCTAAATGGGAAACGAAATTTAAACGGGAGTCAAAAACTTGATGGTTGTGATATAAATGCAAATATTAATTTATATCCTGTACATACTATTGCAAAAATACCTGTACTTATGACGACTGATTTAAAACCTGGTGGAAATATTATTAAAATATTGACCATAGTAAATAAATCTTATAGGCAAACTTTAAAAGCGAGAATTAGATTTTGGCCACGACAAAATTTAGAATTTTTATATCTGGATGGGCGACGAAAATTGAATGGAAGTCGAAATCTAAATGGATATAACACAAATGCAAATATTAATTTATATCCAGTATGTTCTATTGCAAGAATACAGGTACCTATACGATCTGATTTAAAACCATGTAAAAATATTACTAAAATGTTGGTTCCGATAAATAAATCTTATATACAATCTATAGAGGCAAAAATAAGATTTTATTTACAACAACATTTAAAAAGTATATATACAGTTTGTTTTCCCGTGAAAGTATATACTCCCGAACAGAAGGCTTTAAACGTAAATGTTATTGCTAATACAACAATATCTGTGAATAATTCTTGTATAAATTCTACTAGATTAAGTCTACAGACTACAAATAAAGATATGCAATATAAATCAGGGAGTACACTAAAAAATGAGGTTAATACAATAGTTTGTACGAAAAAAGCACATATAAAAATACATGGCTATTTAAACGGAACGCGAAAATTGAATGGAAGTCGCAAACTTAATGCAGGAACATATGAACTATAATGGAGAGGAGCTAATAGAATGGAAAAGGCGATAGTTACTAAAGTTGGACGTGAAAAATTATGTAAAGCTCATGCAGGGGATATTACTCTTCCGAAAATTACGCATATGGCTTTTGGAGATGGTGGAATTAATAGTGAAAATATAGAGTTAAAACCGACAGGTACGGAAACAACACTATACAATGAATTACTTAAGAAGGAATTAGACGGGCATAGTTATCCAGATGTAGATAACTTAACAACATGTAGATATACAGCGACGTTGGGAATTGGTGAGTGTACAGGAAAATACATTTCAGAGATCGGATTGTATGATGAAGAGGGGGATTTAATTGCATTAAGAACATTTCTTCCTATGGGGAAAACAGAAGATATTCCTCTAACATTTGATATGGATGAAGTTTTTTAATTTGGAGGGGGACAAATGAAAGATTATACCAATAAAAATCCGAGTTTTTTTGATGCAATAAGAATTACAGAACCGGATGATCCAGATCATGCTGACGTAATTAATAAAGCTCCAATTCAGATTTTCCAGAATACGCTTGTTAATAAAAAAATGATTGAAATGTTAGAACAGAATATGAATGCTGCTGAATTTAATAGCGAAAAAGCATACCATACTGGGAATTATTGTTTGTATAACGGTCTTTTGTATAAGTGTCTAAAGG